GGTTGCGTGAGTACCGGGGACCTGAAGAGGTTCGTTCCCTACTTGGCGTTGGGTACGCCAGGGGGCCACTCGGGGTCATAGGCGAGCTTCACCGGTGTAACCGGTGTGTGAGGCTGGAGCACCAGCGCCGAAGACTTAGATGTCAAACCCAAAAGACCTCTTGTGGCCCTCTGCGTGGTTAGCGAAACCCGCTGACACCGTACTGTCTAGACAGTGGAGTCTGTCTGAAATCCTCTCCCGGCGCAGTTCCGTTAAATGCAACCCCCCCGCGCTCTTCAGGATACCATGGCCACAACAATTGCGATTTACGATGATACCAATGGTCAGTGCTGCTATAGGCCCGCTTTTTATGATGATGGGTGTAGCAGCATCACTGGCGTTGGCAGCTGGCTCGCAATGTTTGGTGTTGATGTGGCTGGGAAGAAGAAGACTGTGGGGGACCCCCGCGTGCCGTTGGGCCGTTCGGGTGATGGACCTAAAGTTGCCTGCGCGCCCGTTGATGATGTGCCTATCACTCCGCTGAGTGATGTTGGTGTCGTACAGTCGTTCATCAACGCGCGTGCTGAGCGTGCAACTGCTCTGGGAGTGGGTGAAGCCTACGTTCGTGATGCCGTGGAGGGGTTCCGCATAGCCACTGGTGAAGGTGGTGAAATTGCGCCCCGCTACGGAGTCACGGGAACGGAGGCCGCCATTGACGCTCTCAAAGCGAAGTTCCCTACCATCACTGGGGTACTCGGGCTAGAGAAGCGAGCTGGGGTTAAGGAGTTCACCCAGGTCCGCAACAACAGGCGTATTAACCGCATCGCCGATGATCTAGTCTGTAGGTTCCAACTCAAGTACCCGAACGTGCTCAATCCGGCTCTCGCGGAAAACGTCGCGCTCGCCAGGCAGGAGCTCGCTGCACTTTTAGTGCTCATGCGCAAGGAGCCAAACTACGTTAATCTTCGTAACTCGGATGCCCGTGACGTTCTTGAGTTGGCGTCGATTTTGGTCTGGATTCCACCGCGCTCGCGACTCGATGCCAGCAACATCGCGCGTTCCAGTGAGTTCACGCGTACCCTCGCGTTACTCGATGGGACTGTGGTGAGCAAGGCGGCCGCCCGCAAATAGGGGCGCCCAGGCGTGAAACCAGCTATTAAGACAAGCACCTCATATCAACTCCGTGAGGGGCTTAATGTCTTTCGTGATGGTGAGCTGGTGGTGACACGACTGGGCGGGGCGAACAAAGTACGTAAGATGCACTCCCTTTTGGACCTCGGGGGGGACGTGCCTTACGTAGTTCACGACAAGGATTTTGATACCGCGGTACATGCGGTTGTCGAGCGGGTGTTCTTGCGCAAGGGGGAGAATGGCCTTGAGCCACCACCCGAGCCCACAACACTGCACGATCTGGATCTCATAGAGATCTTTCACACACTCGGGTCCACCACCCATACGGGCCCCCCCATGACTGACAGTCAGTTCCTTGACTGCTATGGGGGGCGACGGAGGGTGGTCTATGAGCAAGCTGTAAAGAGCCTCTATGTCAAACCGATATCCCGGGCGGACGCTTTCATCGACTTCTTTGTGAAGGCGGAGAAGGCTGACGCTGGGGCGAAGATTCCAGTCCCGCGCGCTATACAACCAAGGGCACCGCGGTACAACGTCTGCGTCGGTAAGTATCTAAAACCGAGGGAGCATGATGTCTACCGAGCAATCGATAGAATGTGGGCTAATGGGGCCAGTGTCGTCTGCAAAGGCAAGAATGCCGTGGAGAGGGCGTCCATACTCCGCGAGCGGTGGGAATCACTCACCGACCCAGTCGCGGTGTTCTTGGACGTCTCCCGTTTCGACCAACATGTGTCGTATATGGCGTTGAAGCTGGAGCACCTTGTGTATGAGCGGCTCTACCCCGGGGATGAGACTCTGCGTGAGTTGCTTAAATGGCAACTCGTCAATCGCGGATTCTTTCGATCCAGGGCGGGGAAGTTCAAGTATAAGGTCCGTGGTCGGCGAATGAGCGGTGATATGAACACCGCGATGGGGAATGTGATCCTCATGTGTTGCATGATGTTGCATTGGGTCCGCAGATCCGGCGTTCGTGCGACCATCGCTGACGACGGGGATGATTGCTGTCTGTTTGTCGAGCGCGCTGATCTGGCGTTGGTGGAGGGAGGCCCTTGCCCCATCATACCCTTTTTCAAGGGGATGGGCTTCACCCTCAAGGTGGAGGGCTCCACCGACGTCTTTGAGCGTATCATCTTCTGCCAATCGCAACCTGTTTATGACGGGGAGCGGTGGGTGATGGTCCGGGGGCTACATTGCCTCGACAAGGACCGTCTCAGTGTTTATCCTGTTATCGGGGAGAAGCACTGGGCGCAGTTGCGAGCCGCGATCGCAGGCTGCGGCCTGGCTCTCGCAGGGAACATGCCTGTGTTTGGTGCATATTATGACATGTTGGGGCGAGGTGTTACCCCAACCAGGTCAGATGTATTGAACACCGGTATGGACTACCTGGCCAGGGGCATGAAAGGTGTTCGGCGTGAACCCACGTCCGAATGCCGATTGAGCTTCTGGCGTGCCTTTGGTATTGTTCCGGAGGTGCAGAGAGCTATTGAGGAGGTGTATGACTCGACGACGGTGGATTACTGTGTGATCCGCCCCGATGAGGATAAGACAAAGGATTCTTACCTCATTGTGCCCGAAGCTATTGATTATTTGCGAAGTAGTAAGAGAGAGTGAGCCGGTACGAGACGTTCCCGGTGAGGAGGAGGAGGTGGTGGCAGTGGTGTTGTTGCTGCAATGGCGAAAAAGTCCAAGAAGGTGCGGCAGGCCAAGGCGAAGGCGGGATCAGCGAAGACTCGAGATCCGATGTTGACCGTGAGGAACCCCCTCCAGGTCGCATCGGGGCTCAACGTCCGAGTACCCCCTTCCCGCCCTTGGTTGAAGTTGGCCCATGGACACGTCAACCCGTTTCTGAGCGATGCAATGGGCCTCAAGGTGCCTGATGACAACTCTTCAGAGAGTTTCACATACCGCTCGATCGGCCGTTATATGTATCTTGCTGATGGCGTTAATCGCTACGGCGGGATGACTTTCGGCCCGAGTTTGTATCAAGAGTATGTGAACTGGACAACCGCCAGTGTCTCGGGTGGAACATGGGTTAACCCAAATGCAGCCATAACGGGTGCATACAACACCATAATCGCCGCATCAACGGCGGTGCGCATTGTCAGTTGGGGCGTGCGCCTTTTCTGCACTTGTTCATATGACAAGTGTAATGCGCAGGTCGTCATTGCAACGAAGAGGGGGTGCAGCGGTACTTCAGCTCCTGGCACAGCACCGACGAACTCCCAAGTGATTGATCCCAATGCCTGGATCCACTGGGAGATTGTCGCGCTCAAGGACCTGGATCATGTCTGGACCTCTGAAAAGCTCTCAAAGGAGGGGGCTGAGGCATACTACGACCCAACGGGGCTCGTTTTGTCTTCAATTCCGGATATGCAGTGGACGAATCTCGTCGTCTTCCTCCTTCCCAATAGTGGGGACACCTCCATCCCACCGTCCGGCGCATCCATTGGATTCGAGGTTGTTAAGAACCTCGAATGTCTTCCTCTAACCGGCACCATCGCTAACGGCATATCATCGCCGGCGGCAACCTGTGACCCACGTGTGCCGCAGATTGTTAACATGGTGCAGGCCAGAACACCACCGGTGTTGAAGAGGGAAACCCATGCATCGTCGGTGTTGTCCACCTTGTATGATTGCGTCAAAGACTTGGCGCTTGACACTGTTGGTTGGGCAATGCCACATCTTGGCCGAGGGCTGTCGCTCGCGCTTGGTGGTAGGAAGCGGGCCCCATCTATTATGGACGTTGATTAACTCACTACCTCTTGACCCACATTACACCCGTGAATTTGTGCACCAATCATTTCACGTGGTAGGAAACGAAAGAAAACATTCAGAAAATCTTCGAAAATAAAACATTCAGAAAATTTGGAAAATAAAAATCTTATTGTAACCTATATATCAGATGATTATGCGGTGTGGGTCCGCATGCTAACCCCAGTCCGGGGGGGGAAGACCCCGGACGCGTTGAGTGACGCTATCACTCATGCCCTCTCATTGGCTTTGCCAATGAGCGTTAGAAGCTGGTCGTGGTTAACCATCCCACGGCTAGGTGATTGGTGTTTGAGGGTTCAAACCTCAGGGGAACACGCGAATGACTTGGCAAGTCACCCGGCTTACCACCGGAAGAGTTCAGGACTCTAAACTCAAAAGTCCTACCATCACGCCCTTCAAGGGTTCCGAAAGGAGACATGGGGATTAAAACCCCCCC